TACTTGACATTCAAGTCTTTAGTCATATGAATATGTTACTGAAAGATAGAGTCAAGGATAATAATGAAGCACTAAAAGATTGTGAACACGAGTTAGAGATGGCAAAGCAAGCAATTACATCTCAACAGAAGACTCTTGATAAGTTAACAGAGTTTACTGATAAACAAAAATTAGAATTACAATTACAGATTGATAATAATGAAGAACGTATCTCACAGATTCACAATGAGGTAGAGGTTCTATTACAAGAAATAGATTCTGAAAAAAATATTGATAAAGATTTAAAAAAGATACAGGCATCTTATGATCAGACTATTAAAATTATGACTCGTATTGATACGAAGAATAAAAAGATTCAGAAAGATATAAAATTTTTCACTACAAATACTGCCTGTCCTACTTGTGCACAAACTATTTCTCCAGAACATAGAGATGAAAAAGTTGAGACTTTTTCTAGTAAGGGAAAAGAACTGACAGAAGCATCAAAACAATTAGCAGAACAATTATTATCAATAGAGGTAAGAACAAAAGAAATAAAAGAAAAACAAAGTCATCTATCTGAAACACAGTTTGAGATACGTCGTTTATATAATGAAGAGACAAGACTTCTAAAACAAAATAGTAATAACAGAAAGATATTAGAAGTACAAAATGATAATCAAGATATTAAAAAAGAAGATAATCTTTTAAAAGAACTAACAAGTAATTTTGAAGATAAAGAAGAAGCGTGTGCTAGTGTCAACAAGGACGCACAAGATTATAAATTAGTTGCTACACTATTAAAAGATGGTGGAATAAAATCTAAGATTATATCTAAGTATATTCCTATTATCAATCAAAGAATTAATAAGTATCTATCTTCTATGGATACATATATTAATTTTACTCTTGATGATCAGTTTAGAGAGATTATTAAATCTAGACATAGAGATAAATTCTCTTACTCATCTTTCTCAGAAGGTGAAAAACAAAAGATCGACTTGTCTTTACTATTTACTTGGAGACATATTGCTAAAATCAAAAACTCTATTACTACAAATCTATTGATTCTGGATGAGGTATTTGATTCTAGTCTTGATACAAATGCGACAGAGGAACTTTTAAAGATCCTTAAGGAACTACAAGACACAACTAATATGTTTATTATATCTCATAAAGGTGATATACTATTAGATAAGTTTGATAGAACTATCAAATTCGATAAATCATCTGAATTTTCTAAGTGTATCAACAATGTTTGACATTCCCTTTTATACTTCTAATGGTGAATTTCAAGACCATAAGAATTTAAAAGAAAAATTATTAAAACGTAGAGATGAATTTACTACAGACCTGTGTAGATTCTATGGTACTGGGTATTCAACTATCCATACCAATTCTAATATACATATAGAAAATCCTGAGATTAAAGATTTCTTGTTATCAAAACAAGAGTTATTTGATCCAGACCTTGAGGTCACACATTGTTGGGTAAACATCAATCCAAAAGGTGCTTATCAAATGCGTCATAATCACGCAGAGTGTGATGTAGCAGGGACATATTATTTACACGTACCTGTAGGAGATACAGGTGATTTGTATATGTATCATCCTGCCCCTGCTGTAGAAACAATGGGTAGAATAAAACCGTACTGGCCAGCAACACACTGCCAGATACCACGTGAAGGTGATTTATATTTCTGGCCAGGATATCAAGACCACGAAGTACGAACCAACTACGAGAACCAAGAACGATGGAGTATCAGTTTTATGATGTCGATCCCTTCAGAGATCCGACATACAAGATTTCCAAGTCTACCCCGCCCCCTATAATGGAAGAAGTAAATCTTTTCCCTACCACTATCTACGTGTTTCATCACAACGATAATGCTATCGATACTGAAGTTGAGGGTATACCTGATGACCCTGATATATTATCGCATATCTCTCGTAATGCAAGAGCAGATATAAAAACAGGTTCACATAATGGTATGAAAAATTTAAAGATGTTTGAGAAGTATGAACTTCCACATCTAGAAGATTTCTTTAATGAATGTTTATGGGAAGTAGATGCTAGACTTAGTATAGAGCAATCTTGGATCAATAAAGGTCCTAAGGACAGTCATCAAATCGCACACACACATTCTGGATTTAAAGTTTCTGGTGTATACTGGCATAATATAACACCACAACAAGGAGGTATCGTTTTTATGAATCCAATACCATTTGCTAAAATGGGTCATTGGGGAACTGAAGAAGGAAGACACTTCCCTTGTACATCTAGAACTCTTATCTTATTTCCATCTTGGTTAGAACATAAAACTGTCAAAAATGGTATAGATAGAGATAGAATATCCATAGCATTTAACGCACGATGAATTGTTGGCACTGTAACACTGAATTAATTTGGGGATCTGATTTTGATGCCGAAGACTATGGATGTGAAGAGGAATACTCTATCGTAACTAATCTTACTTGCCCCAAATGTCAATCATTTGTACAAGTTTATTATCCTAGAGAGGATCAGAGAGATGAAAGTACCGAACTGGCAACACCACTCCAAAAAGGAGAAGAAGCGACATCTTAAACCACAAGCACTACGTCAAGCACGTGCCAGACGTAGACAGTTGATAAAGTGTCTATTGAACCGTCCTAGTGGCGGTTCTTCTGTTATCATATGTATATAAGCGACACACAGAATTATGACAATCAACACAGGAGTCAAAGGTACACTTGCTAAACTACTTGCAACAGAAGATCTAGTTGTAGAGCACAGAAAATGTGAGACAGCACAGTTCGATGTAGAAAGACGTGTGTTGACATTACCTGTATGGGACAACGCATCAGAGAACGTATATGATATGCTTGTTTCTCACGAGGTAGGTCACGCACTATTCACTCCTAACGAAGATTGGACAGCAAAGATCAAGGTTCCTCATTCATTCATCAATGTTATTGAAGATGCTCGTATCGAGAAGTTAATGAAGAGAAAGTATGCAGGACTACCAAAGACATTCTACAAAGGTTATCAAGAATTAGATCAAGAAGATTTCTTTCAAATAAATGAGAAAGGTGATCTACGTGATATGCAGTTAATTGATCGTATCAACCTTCAGTTCAAAATCGGTAACTTCTCTTACATTCCTTTCCAAGACATTGAGTTTGAGTTTGTTAAAAGAGCAGAAGCAGTAGAAACATTTGAAGAAGTTATGCAACTTTCTAAAGACATCTTTGACTTTATGAAACAGCAGTGGGAAGAAGAGCAAGCAGAAAAAGCAGAAGAAGAAGCAGAAAGAATGCTAGAAATGGGTGGTGGTAACAACGGAGAACTTCCAGACTATCTTGAGGATGGCGAAGATCTATCAGAAGGTAAGACACCATCAGATTCTGACAAGTCAGAAGAAGTAGAGCAAACACCTGATCAGGAAATCATCAATCCAAATCAACCTTGGGATTCATTAGATTCAGATCAAGCACCTCCTGCTCCTGCAACTGCTCAAGAACCTCATCAGGCAGATCTTAATACAGAAGCATCAGAAGCAAAAGAAGAGTTCAAACCAGAAGCAGAAACTGACAATACTTTCATTGAGAAAGTAAAAGATTATGTAAGACACGGTGGTTATGAGATTGAGTATGTAGAAATTCCTAGAGTCAATAATCTTAAGGATGTCATCATCAGTGAGAAAGAGATTCAAGAAGAACTAGATACTTGGTTTACAGATTTCCAACTTACAAGACAGTGCAACAATTCTTGGTCAAGTGATGAGAATGTAAAGAACGATCAACTCAATGAAGCAATCTACACTCTAGGTCTTGCAGATAAAGAGTATGAGAAATTCAGAAAGCAAACTCAACCAGAAGTTAACTATCTTGTAAAAGAGTTTGAGATGAGAAAGTCAGCACACGCATATGCTAGAGCAGGGGTATCTCGCACAGGAGTTCTTAACACAAAGATTCTTCATCAGTACAAGTACAACGAAGATCTATTCAAGAAAGTAACAACTCTACCTGACGGTAAGAACCACGGTATGATCTTTGTACTAGATTGGTCAGGTTCTATGAACCACAATCTTTTAGATACAGTAAAGCAAGTTTGTTCACTCGCTTGGTTCTGTCGTAAGGTTCAGATTCCATTCAAGGTATTTGCTTTCTCTAACTACAGAATGTCTTGGGGAAGAAGACAGATCATTATGGATGAGAAGATCGGTAACGTAAATCTCAACGAAGGATTCTGCCTTATGGAATTGCTAACATCTAATGGCAACAACAAAAAGTTTGAGCACAACATCAAAAACTTTTTCAGAGTTGGTATGTCAGCAGGAGACTACAGATTATTTGATGACAATGATTCTGTAGCACTTAAGGAAAATAGAATGTACTACTACCACGGTAGAAGACTTCCAAATCCTCCTAAGTTTGGTCTTGGTTCTACTCCACTTATGGAAACAGCAACAGTATTACATTCAGTAATCCCTGCATTCAAAAAAGAAACAGGTGCAGAAAAGATATCTGTAAGTATCTTGAGTGATGGTGAAACTGCTCCTTGCTCATACTTCTGCCCCAGAAGTTTTATGGGTGAGAACGATGGATACTACAGCAACAGTTTCAACTCTAGATGTCAGTTACGTAACCGTAAAACTGGTAGAGTATATCCTCACAGTTATGACATCGAGTCAAGTTACAACTCTTTCCTATCACACCTAAAAGAGACCTTCCCATACGTCAACCTACTAGGATTCAGAATACTATCTAAAGGTGAGGGTTCATCTTACTTCAGACAGCAATCTGTTAGAGGTTACTTCAAAGGTTCTTGGGAGGAAGCATCAGCATCATACAAAAAGAATAGATTCTTTGAGATGGAAGGTTCTGGTTTTGATAAGTTATTCATCCTACCATCAACCAATACAACTGACGATCATTCGATGGAAGAACTTGATGAGGGTGCAACCAAGGCACAGATCAGAAGTGCATTCAAGAAGATGTTCAAAGGCAAAGCATCCAATAAAAGATTGCTCACATCATTCTCAAAGACAGTTGCATAACCACTTGACAAAGTGTCCACTAACCCCCAACAGGGGGTTTTTCTTATGGCATAATGTATACATAGACAACAGGACACACAATGCCATTCAAAACAGAAATCCCAGTGACAACACAAGACCTTGTTACTTATCTACAAGAGAACTTCGGTAACGAAGTTGCTGTACCTCAGTTAATGAAAGCAGCAGATGAATTCAGATGCTCTCTCGCTACAGTAAAGAAGCGTTTGAAGACTTACAAAAAAGGTATAGGTAAATGGAACCTTACAGTACAGGAAGTACGTCAACAACTTGAGAAGACTTATGTTCAAGAACAGAAAGTATCTCTAGTACCACTCAAGGATGAGAACTTTATACCATTCGGTAACTTCAATTCAGTAAAGAAGATTATCAAGTCAGGTACATTCTACCCAACATTCATTACAGGATTGTCAGGTAACGGTAAGACATTCGGTGTAGAACAAGCGTGTGCTCAACTAAATAGAGAGTTAATACGTGTAAACATTACTATTGAAACAGACGAAGATGACCTTATTGGTGGGTTCCGTCTTGTTAATGGTGATACTGTTTGGCATAATGGACCCGTTATCGAAGCACTGGAGAGGGGAACTGTGTTGCTTCTAGATGAAGTAGACCTTGCTTCAAACAAAATCCTATGCTTACAAAGTATCCTTGAAGGCAAAGGAGTCTTCCTTAAGAAGATAGGTAAGTACGTTCATCCTGCAAAAGGTTTCAACGTAATTGCTACAGCAAACACAAAGGGTAAAGGTTCTGACGATGGTAGATTCATCGGTACCAATGTTCTTAACGAAGCATTCCTTGAGAGATTTGCTATCACTCTAGAGCAAGACTATCCATCACCTCAGACAGAGACAAAGATTCTTCACAAGTTATGCTCTAACAGAGAGTTCTGTGAGAGACTTGCAAACTGGGCAGACATCATCCGTAAGACATTCAAGGATGGTGGTGTTGATGAGGTTATCTCAACTCGTAGACTCGTACACGTTGTTAAAGCATTCGAGATCTTTGGTTCTAAAGAAACTGCTATCCAGTACAGCATCAACAGATTTGATGATGAGACAAAGCAAGCATTCCTTGAGTTGTATGACAAAATCGATGCTGACTTTGAGGTTGCACAAAACACACCACTATCAGATAATCCACAAGGTTGACTTCTGATTTAAAACAAGTTATTATAAGGGGGTTCAAAACCCCCTTTTTTGTGGCATTCAAATATGATGAGGATAAACTCCTCAATGAAGTTGCAGACTACATATCGCAAACTTATCAACAGCACTATTCAAAAGGCAATGTTCAAACACTTGACTTGATAGATTCTGTTGGTGATGCAGAAGCATTTTGTAGATCGAACATTCTTAAATATGCTTCTCGTTATGATCGTAAGGGTTCAGCGAGAAAAGATATTGTAAAAATTGTTCATTATGCTATACTGTTATTACACTTCAATGACAAGAAGGCAACCTCCAATCTAAACATCTCTGGTTCTACAGCATTTACTGTAGATTACGACAAATAAATTATGGCAACTGAGACTATTGTTAAACTTTCTAAGAGAACCCAAAACGTCCTCAAGAACTTCGCAACCATCAACAAATCCATTATTGTTGAGAGTGGTAGCAAAGTTAGGACACTCAGCATCAACAAAAATATCTACGCTTCTGCTAAGATCACTGAAGACTTCCCAAGACAAATCCCGATTTACGATCTGGGTGTATTCCTCTCTGGTCTCTCGCTGTTTGAAAATCCAGTTTTTGACTTCACGCATACTCAAAAATTAGTTACTCGTGATGAAGCAACAAATGCAACTACAACATTCTTTTATGATGACGCATCGATAATCACTCCTACGTTACCTACGAAAGAGATTGAGATGTCAAGTGTTGATGTTAGTTTTGATCTTAGAGCAGAAACATTGAGTAATATCTTACGTGCAGCAGCAGTGTACAAAGTTAAAGACTTATGTGTTTACAACAAAGGTGATAAAGTTCATCTTATGGTATGTGATAAGAAGAATGAAACATCAAATACTTATGATGTACCAGTTGGTAAGAATACTTATGACACTGAGTTTTGCTTCTGTTTTAAAACAGAGAACATAGTATTATTACCTGGTGATTACAAGGTTGATATATCTGCTAAAGGTATTAGTCGTTTTACATCATCTGGTAATGGAGTACAATACTTTATTGCATTAGAATTATAATGTTTAGAAGATCTCTTTTTGATGTTCCAATATTCATAGTTCCAGTAGGAGATTGGCAGAACCAAAAGAGTGCTTTCTTAGATAGAATGGATTGGAGTGATACGGATTGTCAGTTAGAACATTGTTGGACAGACTATCATAAGTTTTTCAGAGCAGGACGTATGCCTGATTACTTTGATCACCTGATGGCAATCCTTGATCTACCGATGCAAATATTTCAAAGAGAGAATCCTGGTGCCTATGTAAATTCTGCTTGGTGTCAAAGATATTCTAAAAATAGTCAGTACCATCCTGCACATACACACGGTGCTATCGGATGGTCTTCTGTTTTCTATGCACAACTAGGATATGGACACAAACCAACTGCATTTATTTCACCTATAACTGACCCTTGGTCAGGACATATTGATGAAGCATTCCCAAATGTTAAAGAAGGTGATATGATATTCTTCCCATCATATTTAATTCATCAATCATTACCTCATAACAGTAACGAAGATAAAATTATTTTTAGTATGAACTTTGTGAAATCTCCAGAAACAATCTATGTCTGAATCATTTCTCTGGTCTGAACAATACCGTCCTCACAAAATAGATGATTGTATTTTACCTGACCATATAAAAAATATGCTACAAGGATTTGTAGCAAAAGGTGAGATACCAAATCTCTTGTTGTCAGGAACAGCAGGAGTTGGTAAGACTACTGTAGCAAAAGCATTATGTGAACAACTAGGAGCAGATTACTATGTTATTAATGGGTCTGATGAGGGTAGATTCTTGGACACTGTACGCAATCAGACAAAGTCCTTTGCTTCTTCTGTTTCTCTTACATCTGAATCAAAGCATAAAGTTATTATTATTGATGAAGCGGATAATACGACACACGATGTACAACTCTTACTCCGTGCAGCGATTGAGGAGTTCCAGAACAACTGTAGATTTATCTTCACGTGTAACTACAAGAACAAGATACTAGAACCTCTACATTCTAGATGTAGTTGTATTGAATTTAATATTACAGGAAAAGAAAAACAAAATCTTGCAGCACAGTTTTTTACTCGTGTACGTGAGATATGTAAAGAACAAAAAGTTGAAGCAGAACCACGTGTATTAGCAGCACTTATCAATAAACATTTTCCAGACTTTAGAAGATCACTTAATGAGTTACAAAGATATGCTTCACTAGGTAAGATTGATACAGGTGTTTTAGCAGTTGTATCTGATACAAAGGTAGAAGACTTGATGACAACATTAAAAGATAGACAGTTTACTGCTATGAAAAAATGGGTAGTTCAAAACTTAGATAACGATCCTAAACAAATAATGCGTAAAATATATGATTCCCTGTATACATATTTAGAACCCGCATCAATCCCTGCTGCTGTTTTGATAATAGGTGAGTATCAGTACAAGTCTGCCTTTGTTGCTGATCAAGAAATTAATCTAGTAGCATTTCTCACAGAGGTTATGTCGGAGTGTAAATTCAAATAACCAAATATTACCTAATATGGAATATGAAAATCTAAAAAAACGATGTATATCTTGCAAACAAATACTACCAATAGACAAATTCAGAACAGAGAGGGCACGTGTCAGGGATGGTACAACCAACACCTGTAAAAAGTGTCATAATAAAAACACACTAATAGCAAGAAACTTGAGAATGCAACTCATAGAAAAAGTAGAACGAGGAAAAGCAGAGTATCCCAAAGGTTGTCATTGTTGTGGAAAGATGGTAGACTTTAAACATCTATGTGCAGACCATCGCCACGATACAGGTGAATTACGAGGGTGGTTGTGCCACCATTGCAATAGAGGTATCGGACACCTAGGTGATAACCTAGAAGGTGTTCAGAATGCTATTCACTATCTTGAAGGTAATGTAGCAGTACACTACTGGAAAGATCTGAACTATTCTACTGAGGACTTGCTCAAAGAAGGTGAGATTGAACCTTTAGTTGAGAAGAAGACTCACTCATTGGAGGATTTTCTTTATTAATGTATTATAACTTTCGTGATGCTTTGACTGATTGTAGGTCTGTTGTACACCTCATAGGTATGCACGGACCTAACTTAATAGGATTAGAACTAGGTGTTGATACAGCACAGAGTCACGTAACTTTATTACAGAATTGCCCTAATATAAAAAAATTATATGGTGTAGATAACTGGAAACCTTATACAGATTATTTACGAGAGGATGGAATACACGCACCATCGCAATCAACTACTGAACCACAGATGGAGATGAATGAGTTTACTGCAAAACATCATATCAAGTGGTCAGGTGAGCAACATAAATCA